GACCACCAAGAATGGCAAGGGCACCGTGGCGATCACGATCACGGGTCATGTTTCCATCAATGCGCAGAGCGTTGTTCCGATGGAGTTCTATTCGAGTGATTCCACCACGGCTCCGACATACGAGTACACCGAGGTTAGTCCTGTTGGAACCGAGAACCCGAGGACCCAGGGGTGGTTCGTGCTTGTCGGCGATGAGTACAGACCCACCAATGACACCGCTGTTGATGAGAACGTAACATACTTTTCGAGGAGCGTAGCTGATTAATGGGAAAAAACCTAGCAAATTGTAAACCGAGTGAGTTTTTGAAGCAGACCTATCGAATTAAAAAGAGCGTTGAGCGCTGGATGACCGACACGGACATTTTGAACATCCGCAAGAACATTCCGGCTCTCACGCCGGTGACGCGGGACATGACCGACGAAGATCGCAGGCGGGTCCTTGAGGAGAATAAGAAAAAATCCCAGGCGCAGATCCGTGCGAATGCGATGGCGATTCTTGACGCGATCATGGACGCTCATGCGGACGAGACGCTCGAGCTGTTGGCGTTGTGCTGTTTCGTGGAGCCTGCCGAGGTGGACGATCATCCGATTGATTTCTATCTCGACAATTTCGCTGATTTGATCAGCAACAAGTCGGTGATTGGTTTTTTTACTTCGTTGGCACAATTGGGAGTGACGAGTACTCCAGGTGCCTAGAGACAATAAGGTTGGATTTGGTAGAGCTTTTCGGGAGCGGATATGTGATTGACCATTGCGTATCCGCTTTTTCTCAAAAACAGAGGGAGAAGCTTTATCGCGTGTATTTGACGGATTCGCTGAAGGTGATTTCCGAGAACACCGCGGGCGGCGAGCGCCGGTCGGCCATGTCGAAGCGTTGGATTGACATTGTGGATCCACCTAGGCCTGCGGAGACCAGGAGCGCGGAGGAGATCATCGGCGATTTAAAGCGCCGGTTGAATGGTGGTGAAGAGAAGTGAATGTTTTTGATCTGTTCGCAAAAATCAGTTTGGACACGAGCGAGTATGACGCGGGCCTTGACGAGTCGGCGGAGAAGGCATCGTCTTTTGGCAAGAACCTTGTCGGCGGTCTGAAGACGGCAGGCAAGATCGGCGCCACGGCGATTGCCGCTGTTGGGACGGCTGCAGTGGCTGCGACGAACGCAATGATCAAGGGCGCATCCGAGGTCGCGGCGTACGGCGATAACATTGATAAAATGTCGCAGAAGATGGGGCTTTCGGCAGAGGCCTACCAGGAGTGGGACCACATCATGCGGCATAATGGCACGACGATTGAGTCCATGCAGGCGGGCATGAAGACCTTGGCGAATGCCGTGGAGAGCGGGAACGAGGCTTTCATGCGTTTGGGCATGACCGAGGAGCAGATTGCGGGCATGAGCCAGGAAGAGCTTTTCGAGGCAACGATCACGGGCCTGCAGAACGTGGAGGACACCACGGAGCGCACCTATCTTGCGGGACAGCTCCTAGGGCGCGGCGCGACGGAATTGGGCGCCCTGCTCAACATGTCTGCCGAGGAGACCGAGGAGATGCGTCAGCAATTGCATGAGCTTGGCGGCGTGATGTCCGATGAGGCGGTTAAGTCGGCGGCGGCTTACCAGGACGCAATGCAGGACATGACCACGGCTTTTGAGGGAACGAAGCGTACCCTGCAGGCCGAGTTTTTGCCAGGGATGACGGACGTCATGCGCGGGCTTGCGGACATTTTCTCGGGCAACATGGACGCGGGCCTTGAGAAGATATCGGGCGGCGTCAATAAGCTCATAACGAACGTCAATAAAATGTTACCCAAGGCCGTCAAGGCGGTGACCTCTATCATCCAGGGCCTGCTGCGGGCTATCATCGCAAACCTGCCGCAATTCATGCGGGCGGGGTTAGATCTCCTGCAGGGGCTTGTCAAAGGCATCACCGAGAATTTCCCGCTTTTGGCGCAGGCGGCGATGGAGATCATCACAATGCTTGCGCAATATCTAATTGATAATTTGCCGGAGCTGTTGAGCGCGGCGCTCGATTTGATTGTATTCTTGGCAAATGCCTTGACCGAAAATCTGCCGACGCTGATTCCCGCCATCGTGGACATTGTTTTGCAGATCGTCGAGACCTTGACCGAGCCGGACACTTTGCTCCTGCTGTTGGACGCGGCGCTTGCTCTGATCCTGGCTTTGGCTGACGGTCTGATTGACGCGTTGCCGAAGCTGTTGGAAAAGGCGCCGGTCATCATCGCGCATTTGGTTGAAGCCATCATCAAGGCCGTTCCGAAAATCCTCGAGGCGGGCGGACAGCTCATCGACAAGCTGTGGGAGGCAATCAAGGACGGCTTTTGGAAAATTGTCGAGGTCGGCGGTGATTTGGTCATCAAGCTGATTGAGGGCATCGCGGGCCTGTGGGAGGACATCAAGAACACGGGCAAGAAGATCGGCACCAAGGTCAAGGACGGCGTGATGGAGTTCGTCGAGGCGGCGAAGCAGTGGGGCAAGGATCTCATTCAGAATTTCATCGATGGCATCTTGGCGAAGTGGGACAATCTGAAAAAGTCTGTTTCTGATGTGGCGGGATCCGTCAAGGATTTCCTTGGTTTCTCGGAGCCGAAGAAGGGTCCTCTTTCGAATTTCCACACCTATGCGCCGGACATGATGGAGCTGTTCGCGCAGGGCATTGAGGACAATAAAAAAATGATCACCGACGCCATCGGGGATTCTTTCAATCTTGAGCCGTCCATCCAGGCATCGTACGCGGGATCGGCAGCAGGCGCGGGATCGGGTGACGGCAATCTTGTGTCGGCGTTGGTGCAGGCTCTTAGGACGGTGGCGCCGGAGTTCGCGACCAACATCCGCATCGACGGCAACAGGGATCGCATCGTTGACATTTTGGTGGAGGCAAACGAGAACAGCATTTATTCTTCGGGGAGGGGGTTGCTTGAAACATGAGCGATTATTTAGGCTACAGGGTGATTGTAAACGGCATCACCATTCCCGAGACGATGATGATTCGGGAGAGCTTTTCTACCACGCCAGGGGAGCGGGTTATTTACACATGGGTGGATGCAAATCAGTTCACACACGAAGAGGTTTCGGAGACGCCTAAGATGAGCATCGAGTTTTCGATTCGGCGTCGCACGTTGGCGGAGCATGAGGCCTTGCTGGACGCATTTGAGTTCTTTCAAAATGTGTACGTGACCTATTGGGACGACCGCTCCTGCACATATAAGACGGGGCTTTTCAAAATGGATCCACCTCAGTTTGTTACTTTTGTGGAGATGGATGAGCTGTGGTATTCTGCCACGGCAATTCAGTTGACGGAGTATTAAAATGATTGATTATTCAAACAAAGATCTGTTCTTAATGGACAGCGTTGATAAACAACTTAATATTTCGTATGACGGGGGTGAGATCACCAACAGCGAGCTTGCGAGCGAGGATTTTACCTTGACGGAAAAGCTCACGTCCAACGGGAATATCTCCTTGGGTGAATGCAATGCATCATTCATTGAATTTTCCGTGGGTTACGGAACGGAGCCGCTTGAGGGCAAAAAACTGACCGTCACGATCACGCCAAAGGACGGTATAGCGTTTAAGATTGGCGAATACACTGTTGTGAGTGATAAGCCCACGGCAGACCGCAGATGGCGCAAGATAACGGCGTACGACGCATTATACGGCATTCTCAATGAGGATGTGACAGACTGGTATGACACGATACTGCCAGAACCTGCAGAGGGTGAGGAGCCGACATCGATTACAATCAAGCAATTTCGTGACAGCTTTTTTGCGATGGTTGGAATCACGCAAGAGAGCACGGATCTTCCGAATGATTCCGTGACAATAACAAGGGTTGCTGATTTTACTCAGCTTTCTGGTAAGTCAGTATTAAATGCCATATGTGAGATAAACGGATGTTGTGGTAGGATAAACCGAGAAGGCGTTTTTGTATATCAGTTTATTCGCTGTCCATCAGAGCCTTTTTTTCCATCGCAGATTTTGTTTCCTTCAAATAATTTGTTTCCAAAATTTGATGGTTCACCTGCGGAAGTTGGCGAAAACGGGCATTATATATCTGCAAATTATGAGGATTATGTCACAACGCAAATCGGGGCGATCCAAATTCGGAATGACAAGAATGATGTGGGCGTGACGGTCGGTTCTGGTCTTGCGTATGTCATTGAGGGAAATTTTTTGACATATGGACAGACGGCAGAAGTGCTGACCAACATGGCAAACGGTGTCATCAGCAAGATTGGCGGCGTGTATTATCGTCCTGCGGACATCAAAGCGCAGGGCAATCCGTGTCTTGAAACTGGTGATCCAATAGTTGTTCATACAAGATATGCAACGATCGAAACCATTATTTTTCAGCGCAAGCTCAAAGGAATCCAATCCCTTGTTGACACCTATGTCAGCAAAGGCGCCAAGGACACAAAGAAAAACCTCAATTCCGTGCAAAGCAGGCTCGCGCAGACGGACGGAAAAATAAATAAGGTTGAGGCGGATGTAATCATCGCAAAAGAGGCCGTCATTGATTACATTGAGACGAATTATCTCGATGCGGAGGAAATTGCTGCTGATTATGCCACGATTCAATCTTTGAATGTTGTCGATGGCAAGATCGATAATTTATCAGCCATTGCGATCACAACACAGAATCTTAGCGCACAGAGCATCAATGCCAATCAAATCACGGCTGGAACAATCAGCGTGACATATTTGGATGTGGCGGGCATTGTTTCGAGCTTATCCGTGCAGAGCGTGACGGTTGCCGGGTTGAGCGTGACGGGATCCGCAACGCTTGGCGGATATTCAACATTTTGGCAATATGATGCTGATCTTGGACAATATGTTCTTTGCGGTTCGCCGGAATAGGAGGAGCATGAACACAAAAATCAGATTGCTGGAGGATCAGATCGTGGCGCTTCTGAATGGCTCTGATGTGCCGATTGAAGCAAAGCGTTTGATCCTTGCAGACATACAAAACTTAGTCACAAAAAAGGCTGATCAAGTTATCAAGCAAGAAATCAAAGCGCAAAAGGGGGAACAGGAAAAATGAGTTACGAAGTTGTTGGATGGCAGAACGAGCCAAGCACTGCAACGGCGTTGAGCGCAGAAAACTTTAATCACATGGATCAAGGCATTTATGACGCACATCAAGGTTTGAACGAGCTCCAGGGGCTTGCATACAGCCCACTTGTTGCCGCAACGGTGGCGGCGATGACTGATCAGACAAAAGTGTATGTGTATACGGGATCAGAGTCGGGATATGTCAGCGGAAATTGGTATTATTATGACGGCTCTGCATGGGTATCCGGCGGGGTGTATAATGCCGTGGCGATCAGCACCGACAAGACACTCTCGATCAGCGATAAGGCGGCAGACGCGAAAGAAGCCGGAAAAGCGATCAATGCCGTTGATGCGGAATTGAAAAATGAAATCATCTCGCAAAATGGATATGTGGCGAACAAACTGCCTTTTTACATTGACAGCAACAACAAATGGACAAATTCAGCCGCTCGCCATGTTATGATTCCAGTTCAGCCCGGGGATTCCGTATATGTTAAGGCAAACAATTCCTACAACGCATATATGTCAGTTTTGACCGAGTTTGACATCCCGACGGCAAATAGCCAAACTCCGAAATACAGTACGGAATCTGGATTTACGTCAAGAAAAGTTGTTACAACGGGAAACGATAACACTTTCACGATGCCGTCTGATGCGGCATATATTGCATTCAACTATTCCGTGAATGGAAATGTCTATTATCCTAGTGCAATATTGATTAACGGAATTGACGTTATTGTCGGAGCAAAGGAGCAAATCGCCGCAATCAACGCCGATATTTTCAATCAATCTTTG